TTTAGACCATCGCTTTAATAATTTTTTTAGGTCTCCGCTGTACTTGCTCTTAATACGCCCTGAGACACGTTTTAAGACGTTATTTTTTTCACTAGTACGATTCATCATTAATGCAATTTGAAGCGTTAAAAACGCGTCTCTGATATCCTCTAGGGTATAATTAGTGTTCATTTCACTTGCTCCATCGTTACCGCGTCGTTATATTCCATCGTACACGCTACTGTGTACAATCCAAATATAACTACAAAAGCCATTATCTTTTTAAGTCTGCTCATTGTTGCTCTCCCACTACAAGCAGTTTAATATTGGTGCACTCGCTTCTACCGCTCCAGCCTCCATTGCTGCAAAACGTGTTATGCTTTGCCGAAAAAAACCCTTTACGCTCATTACCTAGCTGGTCTGTAAACTGATAGCATTCACCATCAATCAGTTTTACAGTTGCTTCCTCTATAGTGCCTAAGCTAAACTCGCAAGCCCTGATAAAATTATAGCCATCGCCGGGACAAGTTTCATAAGGATATGTTACGTATTGATTAATATCTTCAAGCCTATCTATGCACCACTCTTCGCCATCGTCACTAAATTCATAAATTCCGCCGACTTGGTAAACCTTTTCTTTATGTTCAATTGTTTTCATTTTTGCTCCCCTACTGTTAACAGTTTAATATTGGTGCACTCGCTTCTGCAGCTCCAGCCTCCAGCGCGGTAAAACGTGTCATGCTCTGCCGAAAAAAACCCTTTACGCTCATTAACTAGCCGGTCTGTAAACGAGTAGCATTCACCGTCAATTAGTTCTACAGGTGCATCCTCTATAGTGCCTAAGTTAGCTTTGCATACTCTGATGAACTTGTAGGATTGAGTACGGACTTTATAAGGGTATGTCGCGCCTTGATCAATACCTCCAAGTACATCTACAAACCAATTTTCACCGAAGCGGCTGAACTCGTAAAGTTCACCTACTTGGTAGGTCTTTCCTTTATGTTCAATTGTTTTCATTTGTTTAACTCCTTTAAATATTCGTTTCTATCTTCGCCAGTTGTTTCAAAATATTTGTTAACCCAATATTCAGCGTTATCAGAGCAAGGGAAGGTAGCCCAATAAGCAGCAGCGGCAACAGCATCATAAGCAGCTCGATCAGTAGTAGCAGCATCAGACGCAACCCAAGCCTCACGCCTGTTCTTTTCTCGCTCTTCTTGGCTAACTGAACTAGCGTCAGCTAACCACTTCATTACTAACAGTATATGTTTATTCATTTGTTTAACTCCTTTAAATATTCGCTTCTATCTTCGCCTGTTCTATCGAAATACACATCAACCCAATAAGCAGCATCAGCACCACCATGATGGCAAGCTGTGTCAGCAGCAGTATAAGCAGCGTGATAATTGCCAGTGATAGCGTAATCATCGGCGGCATAGTCAGCCCAAGCCTCATCCCTACTCTTTTCTAACTCATCTAGACTAACAGACTCTTTGTCATTCAACCATTGCATTACTAATAGTATGTGTTTATTCATAGTTCTTTTAGTTCCTCTAGGTTAACCGAATCTGGGTTGTTCAGGTATTTCATTACCGTTAAAATACTTTTCTTCGCTTCCTGCAATGTTTTTTCATACGATTCCCTTTGGTTGCGCTCCGCTTTTTTCAAGATTTCTTTCTTTGCTTCTAGTATCTCTTTTTCTAGTTCTTCAATTGTTTTCATTTTGTTTATCTCTTTCGTTGTTGTTGTATGTAATTTAATGCCTATTGATTTTATTGTCAAGCATTTATTAACAAATAACTTCACAAACCCTGATAAACTTGTAATCACCCCATTGGGCTTTATAAGGAAAAGCATCCTCTTGGTGAATGTCTTCAAGTGTGTCTATGTACCAATGCCTTTTATTATCGCTAAACTCGTAAACTGCACCTATTTGATATTCAGATCCTTTATCTTCAATTGTTTTCATTTTTGTTCCCTCTCTTTTGTTGTTGTTATCTGTAACCAAGCTGTTATTTACAAATATCTTTTGCTTTAAATTTCCCCTTTGTGATTGTCTCGATCTCAATCGCCCTAGCCGCAGGCAGATAACCACGCTTTTCATATTGAGACAAACACTGCCGCGATACGCCAAGCGCTTCATACAAAGCCTTACGACTGCCAAAATGTTCTATTAATTTATCTATCATGTTTTTACCTTTTATTTGTTTAAGTAAAGCAAATCTTAACACACAAGAACAGCAAAAACACACAGTTTTTTACTTTAGCGACTATCACTAAAGTTAGTGATGTGTTTTTTGAGCTAAGTCTTTGATTTTATTACTCTTTTCTTCTTTAGTTATTATAGTTATTAATTATTTAATAATTATTAATTATTTACAGAGATGAAAAACAGACATATAGGGATATTTACTAATATACAGAAAAAAACATGTATAGGGGGGTATGTATATATATGTATATATGTCTAGGGGGTCACTAAAGTAACTAAAGAAGACAAACCCCCGTAACCCTATGAATTTTAAGTAAAAAAAAGGCCACTTACTTTAGTGACCCCTGCGTAAAGTTAGTGCTAAAGTTAGACTTTGGCGAAATAGCGATTTGTTTTCGGGCCTTTCTTCGGTGTTACCTCCTCCATTGTTGCCTCGCCGTTTTTGAGTAAAAACTCTAAAGCTTTCTCGATGTTTTCACGTTGAACGCCTCTGAGTTTGTTTGAAATGACACCCACGCTTACACCGTTTTTAGTATCTAGTTTGTGTTTCACCTTAGACAATATTTCTTCGCTGATGTTTTTTTCTTCTGCTGCCATGTTTGCGCCAGTTAAGTTTATCTTGTTTTCTAGGTCTTTTTTGATCAGCGCATAAGCCCACTTTACATGCTCAACAGTTCTGCGCTCACCGTCTCCCATTGCTAAGATCATGCTGACTTTTAAAACAAGCTCAAAAGCTCTACGGACAATGGCCTCCAATCCGTTTGTTTCCATTGCGTGATCTGCCATGTGATGTAGATCGTCTTGTATAAGGTCTAACAAGTCCATGGCCGCACTATCTGTTGTTATTGGTGTCCGAGTACCATTAAATTCAATTCGCGGTGCCACGTACGCGCTAGCGTGGCCACCTGAGTTCAATTTAATAAGCTTAGTTTTCAACGCTTCGCTAAGCTTTGGTTTTTTAAATCGCTTTTTAGCCAGTGGGTTGTTGTTTTTTTCCTCGAATAATATAGCTCGACCTATGAAGCCATTAGTAGCTTGTGCAAAGCTTACAATGTTATGAAAAGTGCTAGGCGTTGTATATCCTGAAAGCGTTAAAAATGGCCGCGCTATATAGCCCGCGTCTAGCTGTAAACCTAACGCGCGTAAGCTATCTAACAGCTCATGATGAAAATCTTTAGCTTCGTTATTATCAATCAACTTAGTTATTGCTGCTATTTCTTTGTTTAGCTCTGATTGTATGGATTCGCCAAAGTCTGCGCCAAGGGGGAGCTTTCCGTCAGCTTTTGAGTATACAGACATTAACGCGCCGATAATGCCGCCTAAATAACTAGCTGCACCGCCTTTGCTCGCGTTCTCAATCTTATTAAGCAAAATTCCGAATTCATCAATAGTATAACTAGTTAACTGGTGTTTATATACGTTTCTGTATATTTCTTGCTCCGATTTAATAACACCGTAGTTAGCTTTTCCAAGCCCCGCACAAACTAACAGCTCGCTTTGTGCCTGTTGTATTGCTTCTTTCCCTGTTGCAGAACCCGCTACATTGAACGCGAAGAAATTAGGTGTTACCCCAAAGTCTTCATCTTCAAAGCGCATTCCACCAATGTTAGCAACAGACATCAAACCCGCTGACACTGCTAAATGTTCGCGCGGATATCTTGAACAACTATTGATATAGTCGATACACTCACCGACTAAACCCGGTGCTTTTTTCGTGTCTATATCGTCAGTAAAAAGCGGATTAACCTCATACGCCAGAGTAGTTTCAAAAGTTACTTTTTCAATATAGCCGTTTTCTTTCGCCTTTTGGATCAATGTGCCTATTGTCACTCTAGATGGATTTTTCCCAAAGCTATGGTATTTGTGCTCCATTGTTTCGGGTGAGTATTTGTCGCTTGTTTGACTCCACTTATCCCAAATTGGGAAACCTTCGTCACCAAGGGATTCATGGATAATCATGCCTATTTCGATCCAATCGTCATAGTCGTCAGCACATGGCACAAATGATAAATACTCTTGTATCTCTTCTGCTGTTACTTCGTCACTAATAGCGCTAAATTCTTTTTTAACTGCTACTCTTTTTACTAGTAAATCAAATAGCACTTGCGGTAACGGTTCTACTTCGTCACAAAAACCTTCTTCAACTTCGTATATATTACCACTTGCATGGCGTGAACTTGCGCCAACTACAAAACCAGAACTTTTAAAATCAATGCCTTTATAAGCTTTTAAATGACTATGTAAACGCTCTGCGCCCTCGTGTTTATAGTATATGTGCCAACCCCCGCCACCAGTAGCGACAACGAAAGCAGAATGTTTTTTATAGTCAATACCAGTATCTTTTACTAGTTGAGCATAACCCTCATTACCCCCGTTGCGCGGATCTATATCTATAATCAAATAGCCGTCACATAATACGCCAAAGCCTGTGCTAACTTGTCCTGTCATTTCCATACAAGCGATCTGATCGTCAGACCAGCGCGGTGTATGCTGCCAATTGCTAACCCTT